ATGGTTCGCTCAACGCCACCCCGAAGCCGGGTACGCACCCGGAGCCGCAGTCACCATCCTCAGCCTCGCGCAACTCGCTGGACACGTCACCTACCGCTAGGGTGTTGGCCGCGAATCGACAGTCCCAGATTGACTACACTCCCATTTGCGCGCGGCAACAGGCCGTGCTACCTTCTTACTGACCTCGTGTCGGACGAGCGAGGTCCAGGCCGCCAACGGCGAACTGCCCCACCCACCAGGTGGGGCGTTCCCATGCCACACGCGCACGCACAGACTGAGCATGTGCGACTACCATGCAGTCATGAAGCGACTTGCCGTGATTGCTGCCGCACTCGTCCTAGCCACCGCGTTCGCTCAGGACACGGACCAACGCATCGCCGACCTGGAAGCCCGCGTCGCGCAACTTGAAGCCATGCTGACCACGCCAGCGCCACCCCCGATGAACCTCGAAGTAGACGGGTTCGCGTTCACCCGGTTCCAACCACGCACTTCCAGCATCGGTCTCGACATCGTCGGCGAAGTCACCGCCGACCGCGAGTACGAGCGCGTCACCTTCCGAGCCACCTTCTACGCTGCAGACGGCACGATCCTAGAGACGCACACGTTCTCCGTCGAGCAGGTCGGGAACCTCCCGCGAACGTTCGACACCGGCATCTTCAGCGACTACACAATGGACGACGTCGACACAGTCGCCATCCAGATCGAAGACATCAGGTAGCGCCCGCCCACAAGCCGACATACTCGCGCCCCGTCCAATGCCGGGGCGCCTCTACTTGGGCTCTGGCGGGCTTGAACACTCGCAAACCACGTTGGACAACCGACGAGAGACAGCCAAGTCGGCTCCGGTGCCGCCTAGACTCCGGCCAGTTGTCTGAGCTGCGCGATGAGTCCTATTGCTGTCGATGTCGCCTCAGCGGTCGGCCGGGCACGCCCCAAGATGGCACGCCAGCCACTCTCCTCTCGGACGGCATCGACGACATCATGACCAGCATTCGTCAAGCGCTTGGGCATGAACGGCCCACCGTCAACGAGCGTGACCTTGACGAGGCCCGCCTCGGCCAGCAATCGCCCGTGATAGTCGATTTCGGCCTGCGAGTAGCCGTCAATCTCCACGCGCTTCGGGCGGCCGTCCTGCTTCTCGATCTCCAACAGCAGTTCACGAACGAGCTCAGCATCTCGACGCATGACACGAGCATAGGCAAGGAGGCGCTCATGTTGAGCAACATCCGTCATGAGCGCTTCGCTCACGGCATTGCACAAGGCAAACCCGCCAGCCGCGCGTACATCGACGCCGGCTACAAGGCGAGAGGCAACAGCGCCGAAGTGAATGCTGCCAGACTGCTCAGGAAGGCTCAGGTTCAGCACCGGATCGAACAGCTCGCTGAGGAGATCAAGAACGAAGCGATCGCGGATGCTGAGGAGCTGCAGCGGTTCCTCACCACCGTCGTGCGCGGAGTCGACGCGAAAGGCGAGGAACCTACCGAGGATCACGTCACGAAGGACGGGTTCGTCGTCCAAGTCCGACCGTCTTTCCGCGACAAGCTGAAGGCTGCCGAGTTGCTGTTCCGGGTGCAGGGCGCGTTCAACCGGACGGAAGGCGCCGGGGATGGTGAACTGGCCGCGATCGCTGCGGCGCTCGAGCAGCCTCGATCGGTGAACTAGCCGTGGAGTGGGCGTTCAGCGTGAAGGCCCGCGACTCGATCCGCGACTCGACGGCCAGGTTGAACATCTGGCACGGCAGCGTCCGCAGCGGCAAGACCATCTCGAGCATAGTGCGGTGGATCATGTTCATTCGCACCGCGCCACCCGGCGCGCTGCTCATGGTCGGCAAGACGGAACGAACGTTGAAGCGGAACATCCTCGACGAGATCGAGCAGATCGTCGGCCCCAAGAACTACCGCTTCGTCGGCGGCAGCGGGGAGGCGTGGATCTGCGGCCGGAAGGTGCTCCTAGTCGGTGCGAACGATGAGCGGGCCGAAGGCAAGATCCGCGGTCTCACTGTCGCCGGCGCGTACGGCGACGAGCTCACACTCTGGCCGGAAGGCTTCTTCCGCCAACTCCTCGCCCGCATGAGCGTCAAGGGCGCAAAGCTCTTCGGCACAACGAACCCTGACGGTCCCTACCACTGGCTCAAGGTCGACTTCCTCGACAAACCAGCCCTGGACTTGCGCCAGTTCCACTTCCGGCTCGAGGACAACGTCGCCCTCGACCCCGAGTACGTCCGCAGCTTGAAGCTCGAGTACGGCGAGGGCAGCCTCTGGTACCGCCGGTTCATCGAGGGCGCCTGGGTCGCGGCCGAGGGCGCCGTGTACGACTTCTTCGACGAGAGCGAGCACGTCATTGACGAGTTGCCGGCCGCGCCGGACGTGATCGACCTTGCGATCGACTACGGCACAAGCAACGCGACCAGCGTCGGAGCGTACGGCTCCTGGCGCACGCCACCCGTCGGGAAGCTCCGGACTGTCAGGCTCGCTGGTTGGTACTACGACGGTCGCGAGGAAGGCCGGTCGAAGACGGACGGTGAGTACGCGGATGAGATCACGGAGTGGGTCAGCACCTTCGGGAAGCCCGTCCGGTACGTGTTCCTCGACCCGAGCGCCGCGAGTTTCAAGGCTGAACTGCGGAGGCGCCAGATGCGCGTTCGCGACGCCCGGAATGACGTGATCGACGGCATCCGAACCCAAGCGAGGATGCTCCGGAGTGGCGAGTACCGGCTCCTCCGCGGGCGCGGGAACGAGCAGGCAATCCGCGACTACGGCGCGTACCTCTGGGACGCGAAGGCGCAGGACCGCGGCGAGGACCGCCCGTTGAAGGAACACGATCACACGAAGGATGAGGAGAGGTACTTCCTCTTCACGAGCTTCGGAACGCCTCGAGCTGACCTCGCCGACGCGCGAGCGAAGGCGGGCCTGGGAGGGCGAGCATGAACCTGTCGACACGCGAAGGCATCGAGGCGCTCGTCAAGCGGGCTCGCTTGCAGAACCTCACTCTTCGAGCGGACGACCTCGAGGACGTCCACGCGATGCTGAATGGAACGTACTCCCCGCCGGCCGGGTGGATCGCTCCAGGTTTCGACCGTGGATCGAGTCGTGAGGAGGCGTGGCAGCGTGCCTTGCGGACGGTCACGCCGGCCGCGCCGCTCGTCGTCTCGAAGACGATCGCTGGCCTCGACTTCGGCAGTACGACCTGGAGCGACGCGGAGCGGCAAGGCGAGCGGGTCGACGAGCTCCTCAGCAAGCTCGACCTGCCGAGCCTCGCGCGCGCCGCGGCGATCGAGTACCGCACCGCCGGCGTCGTCGCCGCGATGGCGTCCATACCCGAGACGGAAGACGGGCAGGGTGAACCGATCCTCTCGATCCTCCGCGGCGTCAACGTGCCGTATACCGACCCGCGCGACCACGCGACGATCACCGGTTGGTACCGGGCCGTTCAGTACGTCGACCCGGGCAGCGCGAAGCTCGTCTGGTGGGTCGAGGTGTACGACCTCGACGATCCGGAGAGGACGATCCACCGGATCTGGCGATCGCTCGAAGACCCGATCGAGCTCGGCAGCGATCCGGAGGAGTTCGAGTCGACCGCGCGTCCGCGGTTCGCGATCTACGACCTTCAACCGGACGGCCTGCCCGTCTCTCCGCTCCTGGCGAACATGGGGCGCATCATGGGTCTCTACGCGACCGAGCTTCGCCTCGCCGCGAGCGAGGAGATGAGCGCCTTCCCGATGCTGCTCCTCAAGGGCAATCCGGAGTGGGACGGGGTCGGCCCCGCGGAAGTCATTGTCAGCGACAGCGAACCCGGCGCAGGCGCGGAGTGGCTCGCGCCTGGTGACCTCGAGCAGTTGCGGGAGCAGGTGCGGCTCAAGCGGGATCAGGTTCGCGAGGCGTTCAACCTTCCAGGTGGGGCTCTCGGTTCGCAAACCCCGTCCGGGGAGGCGCTCGCGGAAGCGAACCGCGGGTTCATGCAGGAGTCGCACCGGACGGCGGACGCGATCAGTCGCGTCCTGACCGACGCGGTCGGCGACTATCTCGAGCTTCACGGCCTACCCCGCGTGACGGTGAGCGTCCCGATCGACCGGGCGTACACGACGGCGACCGAGTTGGAGCTCGTCGAGAAGGGCCTCGACCTCGGCGTACTCGCGCCGCACGTTGCCGCGCGCAAGTTCCAGCAGTTCATGGGCTCGGGCGCGTACAGCGACGAGGAACTCGCGGAGTTCGTTGCCTCACTCCGAGAGCGGACGATCGGCCGGGAGACGGGCGAGCTCTTCAACGGTGACGCGTGAACCCCGAGCGCCTCTCGCGCGACGCGGTTCGCCTCGTTGACCAGGTCGAAGCGGAGCAGGTTCGTCGCGTCCGCGGTCTGCTCGATGAGGTCTACCGGGACGCGAAGGCTCGCCTGCGCCTCATCGATCTCGAGGACGACTCGATCCGGAGGGCAATCCGTGAGGTGCAAGTCCGTCGACTCCTCGAGGGGAGCGACGCCGCGCGTCGCCTGCTCGACCTCGGGCGTGCGAACGGTCCGATCGCGGACGCGCTCCGGGCGGACATTCAACGGGTGTACGAGGACGGCCTCCGCACCGCGGGGGCCGCGATCGAGGCGAGGACCGCCGGGATCGCTGGCGAGGTTGCCGCTGCCGCCGCGTTCGGAACTCGCGTCGACCTCGAGCTTCTTCGGGCGATCACGGAGTCGACCTTGACGACCCTCTCGAAGGTTGGGAGGGACGGCCTTGAGAGGTTGGAGAGCGCGATGGTGAGAGGTGCCGTTCGCGGTGCCGGACCGAGGGTCGCGGAGCGCCTCGCGCGTGATGCCGTCGACCTGACACGCGTCGAATCCGAGCGGATCGCGCGGACGGTCTTCCAGCGGGCGAACAGCGAAGCGCGCCGGCGCGGGTACGAAGCCGCGGGGGTCGAGCACGTTCAGTTCGACGCGACGAACGATACGCGCACGTGCCCGTACTGCTCGGCGCGACACGGGATGGTCTACCGGCTCGAGAAGAGCCCGAGCCTGCCGCTGCACCCGAACTGCCGGTGCGTTCTCCTTCCGTGGGACAAGGACGCTAGCCCGGAAGACCGCGGCGATGCGTACTACGTCGAGACGCGGGGTGACCTTCGCGAGCGGGAGGAGATCACGACTCGAGCAACGGGCGGTCGAGGCGAGTCGAGCCGGAGGCCGGCGTCAACGTCGACGGCGACCGCCGCCGCTGCGTTCGAGAAGGCGGACGGGGTCGATCCCCCGCGGCCGGTCTGGGCTCCGGGGAGGGGGTGGCTATGAGGCGAGGCACCGTGACGATCCTCGGCGCGACTCGCTTCGCGGCGAACATGCGCGGTCGAAAGGCGGACGTGCAGGGTGCCGTTTGGAAGGTCGTGAACGACACGGCGCAGCGGGTGTTCAACGAGTCGCAGCGGCTGGTGCCGGTCGATACGGGGAACCTCAAGGCGTCCGGGCGGTTCACGCCGGCCGAGCGTGGCGCCAGCATCGTCGCGACGATCGGGTATGGCGGGACGGCCGCCGGGTATGCGCTCGTCGTTCACGAGATCCATGCGACGCGATCGAAGTACCTCGAGAAGCCAGCGCGGGAGGAGACGAGCCGGTTCATCGAGGACGTTCGGAAGGCGTTGAGAGGGGAGCTATGATCGCCTTGTGGAGATCCGCGTTGACCTCGAGGGTTGGTACTGGACGCCGGCGAACGAGCTTCGGGCGTGCCTTGTGCTCGACCTTGCCGGTGAGCGGGTCGTTGTCGATGCGGAGACGCTGGAGGCAGTGAGTGTAGCGCTTGAGGACGTGATGATCGAGAAGCCACCCTGACCGTCTTTCACAACCGGTATTCCGTCGCCCCGCCTTGCGCGGGGCTTTCTCGTGGTCCGACCCGGTGACGACCCTAAAAGCCTCCTGAGACACCATGCCCCAGGAAACCAACGACACGATTACCCAGCAGGACTCCACGCCGCCGGAAGCGGAACAGCCCGGCACCACGCCCCCGGACGCGGAAAGCTCCGGAACCACGCCGCCCGCCGCGGAACAGAGCGGGACGCCCGACCCGGAAGCGATCGAGAAGATCGTCAAGCGACGACTCGACCGCGCCCGGAAGCAATGGGAGCAGGAACGCACCGAGGCCGAGGAACGCGCTCGCATGAGCGAAGCCGAACGCCTCAAGACCGACCTCGAAGCGAAGGACGAGGAGCTCGAGCGCCTCAAGGCGGAGCTCGAGTCAACCCGACGCCTCTCCGAGCTTGTCGGCAAGGTCCGCGACCCGAAGGCCGCCCTGAAACTTCTCGACGACGAGCACGTCGACGACGAAGGCAACGTCAACGTCGAGAATCTCCTCGAGGCTTACCCGTTCCTCGCACCCGAAGACGCGCGACCGACCGCGCGATCGGCCCCCAGCCCGGCTCCCGCAACGGGAGCGCCGGCGCGGAACCCGTTCGCGAAGGAGTCGCTCAACCTCACGGAGCAGGCTCGCCTCCTCCGCGAGAACCCGACCCTCGCGGCCTCGCTCAAGAAGCAGGCCGGCAACTGAAGGAGTAGGTCATGGCAACCACCCAGATTGCGGACGTCATCGTTCCGGACGTCTTCAACCCGTACGTCGTCGAACGCACCGCTCAGCTCTCCGCGATCCGCAGGTCCGGCCTCGCCGTGCGCGACCCGCGCTTCGACGCGCTCGCCCAGGGCGGCGGGAAGCTCATCAACATGCCGTTCTGGCAGGATCTCTCCGGCGCGGATGAGGTGCTGTCCGACTCGAGCGCGCTCACGCCGGCGAAGATCACGAGCGGTCAGGACGTCGCCGCGCTCCTCATGCGCGGCAAGGCCTGGAGCGTCAACGATCTCGCGCATGCTCTCGCGGGTGACGACCCCATGCGCGCCGTCGGTGATCTCGTCGCCGAATACTGGGCACGCCGCGAGCAGGACGTCCTCATCTCGATCCTGACCGGCGTCTTCGCGGACAACGTCGCGAACGACTCGAGCGACCTCGTCAACGACATCGCGAGCGAGGATCGCGACGGGACCGGCGGCGCGTCGAACGACATCAGCGCCTCCGCGGTGATCGACACCGCCCAGCTGCTCGGTGACGCGAAGGGCATGCTGACCGCCCTCGTCGTTCACTCGGCGGTCCACGCGAAGCTGCAGAAGGACAACCTGATCACGTTCGAGCCGACGAACGTGCAGGACATCGGTTGGGGCACGTACCTCGGGAAGACCCTCATCGTTGATGACCGCTGCCCGACCGCGGCCGGCTCGACGTCGGGCACGAAGTACACGAGCTACCTGTTCGGTCAGGGTGCGATCGCAGTTGGTGAAGGCAGCGCGCCCGTCCCGAGCGAAACCGACCGCGACTCGCTGGCAGGCGACGACATCCTGATCAACCGTCGCCACTTCATCTTCCACCCGCGCGGCATCGCGTTCCAGAACAGCAGCGTCTCGGGTGCCTCCCCGACGAACGCGGAGCTCGAGAACGCCGCGAACTGGGATCGCGTGTGGACTCAGAAGAACATCCGGATCGCGAGCCTCGTTTCGAACGCCGGCTGATGAGCGCGACTGCGTTTCAGCGCATGAGGCGTGAGCAGGCGGCTCGAGAAGCCGCCGCTCGCGCCGCGCGCGAGGAAGCCGAACGCCGAGCGGCGGAAGCCGCCGACGCGGACGCCGAGGAAGCGACCGAGCCGGACTCCGGCGAGGAAGCGACCGAAGAACCGGACGCGGAAGCCGCCGAGGAATCGACGAGATCCGCCGAGGAGCTCCAGGAGAGGCCGGCGAAGCGTAGACGCCGCAAGCGGCGCTCCTCATCCTCTACGGTCGCCTAGCGGCCTGAACGGAGGTCGTCATGCCGTACGACGAGGCGAACCTCACGCCGGCCGATACGACGAGCCTCGCCTGGGCGCTCGCCTGGACCCGGTTCCTCCTACGCGACACGAGCAGCGAGGAGATGTTCAGCGACACGGAGCTCGAAGCGGTCCTCACGTCAACATCCTTCGTTGACGAGACGACCTCCCCTTCGACGCGGCACTACCGGCCGCACGTCGCGGCAGGCGACCTGATCGAGTCGGATCCTGACCGTGCGGTGAGCGAGTCGACGCTCGGAGCGAGCATCGAATCGCGCGAACCCTCCTCCATCGCGAGAAGCGTCCGACGGACCGGCCGCTGGATCGACGACACGATCGAGGCCGAGGCCGGCGTTCGACCGGCCGGCGGTCTGACGCTCCGCGCGAGGTTCTAGCGTGCGGCCCGCACAGCTCCGCAGGTGGCACGCAACGACCGTCACGCTCAAGAGCACGACGGGTGTCGACGAGTACGGCACCCCCGCGTTCTCGACCTCCTCGATCCGAGCTCGCGTCGTCCGCAAAGCGCGACGAGCTCGCGGACCGGACGGGGAGGAGATCACGAGCATGGCGCAAGTCCAGACGCTCGCGACCGTCAACGTTGGTGACGTCCTCGAGATCGACGGGACCGACCATCGCGTGCGCGCGATCGAGCGCGCCGCGTCCCTCCGGGGGACGGTCACGATCACGGAGGCGATGCTGTGAGCCTCCTCGACGACGTTCGCTCGCACCTCATCGCGCAGGGGGTCGTCTCCACGGGCACGACGAGCGGCAGCGCGTGGGTGTGCCTCATCGGAGGCCACTCGGACGCGATTGACGCGCCCCAGGTTGCGCTCGTTCAACGAGCCGGCCTGCCACCCCTCGATACGCACGCTGGTCCGGCGCACGCTCGTGCCGGTGTCCAGGTTCTCGTGCGCGGCAACCCGCGAGCGTACGCGATCACGGCTGCGAAGGTCGACGAGGTCTACGCCGCCTTGCAGCACGCGCGCTTCACCGGCGTTCAGACGATCGAGGCACGCTCGAGCGCCGCCTGGCTCGGGTACGAACCACAGTCCGACCGGCCGCTCTGGAGTCTCAACCTCATCGCAATCACGGAATAGGAGAACAGCATGGGAGTACGCGCGAACGGCACAACCTGGGAGGTCGACTTCTCGGCCGTCATCTCGGGCACGCCGTCCTACACGGCGATCGGGGAGATCGTCAGCGTCGACATTGACGGGATCACCGCCGACGTTCTCGACGCGAGCTCGCACGGGAGCACCTGGCGGCAGAAGGTTGCTGGTATCAAGGACGCCGGCTCGGCGACCATCACGGTCCGGTTCGGACCGGAGACGCACGCGGACCTGCTCGACAACATCGGGACGCTCTGCGCGCACCAGTTCACGTTCCCCGTCGAGACGAGCACGAACACCACGCCCCTCTCGATCGAGTGGGACGGCATCATCGAGACCGTCTCCGTCAACGCGAGTTTCGAGGGTCTCCTCGAGGCGACCGTCAACGTTGCACTCACGGGAGCGCCGACGATCACGGACGAAGCAGCCTAGCCTCTCGCCCCAGCACTCGCTGGGGCTATCTACGAGCGGCCCCCTTCGTATCGGCCGCGCGACCGGAGGTAGGGAATGGCGAACAAGACGGAGACGATCATCGAGGTTGGCGACGCGAAGCTCGAGCTTCGCCTGACCATGCGCCGCGTCGAACTTCTCGAGGAGCACGCCGGGATCGACCTGCTCAACGCGAAGGGCGACGAGATCGGCGCGACCCTCCGCACGGCGAGGGGCATCACGGGCGCGCTCTACGCCCTCGCCGGTGGCGAGAGCGAGGTTGGCATGACGCGCGAAGCGTTCGCGGACACGGTCAGCCTGACGGACCTCGCGCCGCTCGCGCGGAAGATCGAGGCGGTCTTCGCGCGTGACGCCGGGACGGGTGACTCGGGAAACGCCGAGAGCGCGGAGGAGCGCGAGAGCGAGTAACGATCGAGAGCCTCGAAGCTCTCTGGTGCGTGACGCTCGGCCAGCCGGAGGAACGCTTCTGGAGCTCGACTCCCGAGCGGATCTTCCGGTTCGCAGGGCAGTACCAGCGGAGCGAGGCTCGGCGCGACTATCGCGCAGGACTCCTCGCCTCGATCCTCGTCAATGTCAACCGCGATCGGAAGGGGGGCGGTCGACCGGCGAAACCGGCCGACTTCTTCCCGACCCTCGAAGCGTCGCGGGAAATGCCGCAAGCGGAGATCCGCGCGCGGTTCCTGACCGCCGCAAGGGCAGCGCAGGGTGCGCACCGGAGGGCTCATGGCAGACGAACGGATTCAAGTCTCGATCGAGGCGATCACTGACCAGTTCAACCGCGGGATCGACAGCGTCGTCCAGCGGCTCGGTGGCCCCGGAGCTCTTGCGGTAGCTGGCGCTGCCGCCGCGGCGAGCGCCGCGATCGCGGCGTTCACGGTCAAGAGCCTCCGGTCCTTCTCGGAGCTCGAGACGGGCATGGCCGAGGTGTTCACGCTCATGCCTGGCATGACGGACGAAGCGATGCGCGACATGACGGAGGACGTTCAGGCGTTCGCTCGTGAGACGGGCACGCTCACGGACGATGTCGTCCCTGCGCTCTACGACTCGATCTCCGCTGGCGTGCCACGAGAGAACGTCTTCGGGTTCCTCGAGACGGCGAACATGCTCGCCGTCGGTGGTGTCACGACGCTCAACACGGCGGTCGACGGTCTCACGTCGAGCGTCAATGCGTACGGCGAAGACATTCTGTCCGCGCAGAACGCGAGCGACATCATGTTCACGGCCGTCAAGAACGGCAAGACGACCGTCGACGAGCTCGCCGGCACGCTCGGTCGCGTCACTCCGACCGCGGCCGCGATCGGCGTCTCGTTCGAGGAGGTCAACGCGGCGATCGCGACGACGACCGCACTGGGCATCAAGACGAGCGAGAGCGTCTCCGGCCTCAAGGCTGCCTTGTCGAACATCCTCAAGCCGACCGAAGCGATGCTCGGCACGTTCAAGCGGTTCGTGCCGGCCCTCATCGAGAGTGGCCGCGTGACCGGCGAGACGGCCGATCAGTTCATGGCCGTCCGCGGGTACGCCGAAGAGCTCGGCCTCGAGATGGCGCGCATGAAGGCAGCCGGCGAGGACAACACGACGGCGTACAAGGACGCCGAAGCGCAGATGGAAGAGTACGAGCGGCAGATGAGCGACCTCCTCAAGACGATGGGGCCGAGCATCATTGAGTCGGAAGGTCTCGCCGGCACGCTCGCTCTGATCGAGGAGAACGCGGCCGGCGGTCGCGACGGTCTCGGTCAGGTCTTCGGAAGTGTCGAGGCGCTCAATACCGTCCTTGCGCTCACGAGCGAGGACGGAGCCGCCGCGTTCGACGGGTCTCTCGTCGAGATGCAGAACAGTAGCGGCGCGACCGAGGCGGCGTTCGAGACGATGGAGGACACGCTCGGCCGGAACTGGGCGAAGATCCAGGCTCGCGCGCAGTCGGCGGTTCAAGACTTCGGGCAGACTCTCGCGCCGATCGCGAACGAGATCCTCAAGGGCGTCATCGCCGCGATGGACGGCATGAGTGCGACCGTCGAGACGGTCTCGACGGCCGTCACCGGGTTCTTCCGCGGCATGACGGACGACATGAACCTCAACGCGGGCGGTCTCCTCGCGACCGTCGGCCCGCTCTTCGAGGCGCTCCGCGATCTCGTCGTGGCCGTGTTCCAACGCCTCGTCGAGGTGTGGCAGAACGACCTCAAGCCGGCGTGGGAAGCGATCGAACCGCTCGTCGGTCTCGTCTTCAATCAGGTCACGGTAGCGATTGAGACGGCGGTCGGGACGATTACGAACGTCCTCAACCTCGTCTCGGCCCTTCTCCGCGGCGACTGGAGCGCCGCCTGGGAAGCGATGAAGGCGCAAGTCGAGACGATCACGAACGCGGTCCAGTCGAGCGTCGAGAACGCCTGGAACGCGATGCTCGGCGTGATGGAGCGCGTCGCTCCAAGCATGACGGCCAGCGTCCGCGGCGCGTTCGACACGATGAGTCGCAACATCACGGAAGCGGTCGAGAACGATCGAACCGCGATCTCCGGAGCGTGGGATGGCATCACCGCTCTCGCGGAGGAGAAGTGGCCAGCCACGACGGCGGTCCTCACCGGCGCGTTCAACACCATGTCGACGATGATCGAGGAAGCCGTCGAGAACGACCGGTCGTTCATCAGCGGCGTCTGGGACGGTATTGAACGCATCCTCGGCGAGATCTGGGGGCGGATCAGCGACCAGGCGCGCGCAACGTTCGACGCCATCCGCGCAAACATCGAGAACGCCTTCAACGGCCTGACCGATTGGGTGGCGAACATCTTCGGTGAGATCGTCAGCGAGATCGGTGGTCTCGTCGACAGCGTCGTTGGCCGCATCCAAGCCGCGTGGGACCGCGTGACCGGCATCTTCAACCGCGCGAGCGAAGCGGAGGAAGCCGCCGACGCCGCACGCGAAGCGGCCGAAGCCGCGGCAGCCGCGACCGCTGCGGCCGGAACGAGCGCCAGCTCGGGCGGTAGCAGCGCCGGTGGTGGCGGTTCGGCCGACTTCAACGGTCCGCACATGGCCGCGGGTGGGATCGTCACCAGCCCGACGTACGCGCTGATCGGTGAGGCCGGCGCGGAGGCGGTCATTCCCCTCGATCGGCTCGATCGCCTCATGGCCGGCGGGAGTCAGACGATCATCGTCGAGCTTGACGGGCGCCAGATTACGCGCGCGGTTGCGCCGCGCATGGTGAGCGACCTTCGTCTTCGGACTGGCTTGGAAGGAGTCTAGCCATGCGGGTGTACACGAGGGCGACCGCGGCGGATGCGTGGGTCGAGCGGGACGTGGGCGTGGATGGTGTCCGCGTGTCGGATGAGGTGAACGCGCGGTCGACGGCGACTGTGCGCTTGGTTGACTCGACGGGCGCGCTGCTGTTCGACCGTGGCCAGGGAGTGAAGGTCACACGCGACAGCGAGGACGTGTTCCGCGGGTTCGTCATCAACGCGGAAGAGAGTCGCCTCGGCCTCGACGGCACGCGCGTTCACACCCTCGACTGCGTCGATCTCCACTACCTTCTCGACAAGCGCATCATCACCGACGCCTACCAGGACACCACCGCCGGCGACATCGTCCTCGACATTCTCACCACGCACCTCGCGGGCGAAGGCATCACGACCGGCACAATCCAAGACGGCCCCACCATCCGCGCGATCACGTTCGACTACCAGACGATCGCGGACGCCGTCTCGAAGCTCGCGGAACGCTCCGGCTTCTGGTGGCGCGTCAACCCCGACGGGACGCTCGACTTCGCGGAACCCCTCGCGCTCGTCACAGCCTACGCCGGCTCGACCGGCGTGCAAGCCGGCACGACCAGCGTCAACGCCGGCGCAGAAGCGACCGGCACCGCGACGACCGTCAACCTCGACACCGTCGCGCTTGCGGACTCGATCAGCGTATCGAGACACGCGACCGGGTACCGGAACCGGCAGTGGATCCGCGGCGGGCGCGCACAGACAACCGTCCAGGTCGAAACGCAGTACGGCGACGGAGAGCGAAGAGCGTTCGCTGTTGGCTTCCCCATCGCGGTCGAACCAACGATCGAGATCAGTCGCAACGGCGGACCGTGGACGGTACAGACGCTCGGTGTCGCCGGGTTGCAGACGGACCGTCAATGGTCCTGGGCGCGCGGAAGCGTCACGCTCCAGCAAGCGTCGACCGAGACGGTCCTGACGAGCGTCGATCGCGTTCGCGTGACGTACACCGGCCTGTTCGACATCATCGTCAAGGTCGAAGACGAGCCGGCGCAAACCTCGCGAGCTCTCGTTGAAGGCGGCACCGGCATTGTCGAGAAGGTCAAGGTCGACGCTCGCATCGACGAGCAGGAGGAAGCCGTCCAGTACGGCGGGCAACTCCTCGACTACTGGACGCGCTCCGCGATCACCGTCCGGTTGGCGACGAGCTCAACGACGTTCGCACCGGGACAGACGGCGCTCTTCACGCTCGACGAGGCAGCCCTCGACGCGGTCGAAGGTCTCGTCACGAGCGTTGAGCACTACACGAGCGGCGGACGCGAGCGGCAGATCGTCACGGTCGCGATCGGTCCGCAGGAAGGCTCCTGGGCCGCGTGGTTCGGGCACCTCTCACGCCGGGTTGACGAGGCGTTCCAACCGCGCGGGGGAGAGGCGGAGGTCGTCACGACCGTCGAGTCCTTCTCGAAGACGTGGACGGAAGCGGAACGGCCGAACATCTTCGTCGAGACGCACCCCGGCGCGTCGACGTACCCCGGCTCGACGACCATCCCCATGTTCGACATCGACGAGCGCGTGACGCACCTCGCGTGGATCCGAGACGGTGTCGAGATCGGCCGGAAGCCGTTCACCCTCCAGGCGGGTGCCGACTCGACAGAGATCGTCACGACCACGGTGCTCGTCGCGAGCGACGCGGTCGGTGAGATCGACGAGCTCGCTTGGTACGGCGGTCACCTCGCGACGAACGAGAGCGGTTCGGGTGTCGAGGTGGACCGGCAAGCGTTCGTGACTACCAAGACGGACATCGAACAGATTCAGGTCGTCAAGACCGACACGAAGTGGAGCTGACATGGCGTTCACGAAGACCAACTGGGTAGACGGGACCACGCCCATCTCGGCGGCGGAACTCAACCGGATCGAGGCTGGCATCGAGGACGCGCACGCGGGCAGCGTGGACGCTGGGTTCCGGGAGGCTATCGGCGTGTACGCGGGGCGCGTCAACTCGGACGGGACAGCCGAGGACCTTCCGAGTGGTTGGACGAGCACCCGCACAGGCGAGGGGCAGTACACGATCACGCACAACCTCGGGGGCGCGATCCAAGCGACCCTTGCGGTAGCCGCGAGCGCCGCTGCCCACTTTGTCACCCGGTCCGGGGGCAGCAACAACATCGTGTCGTTCCGCGTCTGGAACGACAACGGGAACCTGGAGGACCGCGGGTTCGTGTTCCTGATCGTGGCCCTGTGATGAAGCGCGTGCCCGTGACCATCAAGCGGGGACCGATGCGGTTCCACCCGAAGCGGTTCGTGTCCTGGGTGCCGCGGCAGCGCACGGTGGTCGTCCGGCACGGCGCGACGCTGACGCGAGCCCTGCTGGCGCACGAGTTGCGGCACGTCATCCAAGCCGAGGAGCACCCGTGGCCCCTGGCGTACCTCGCGCAGTGGGTGCTCACGGGCTTCTCCTACCGCGACATGCCGTTCGAGCGTGAAGCGCGAGCAGCGCAGACCGACCCGGCTTACCTCGCGTGGGCCGACGACCTCATGCAGGAGGCACCATGAGCATCCAGGACGTCAACCTGGGGGCCAGCCCGGACGGTGCGGGCGGCGACAACAACCGCGAAGCGTTCGCGAAGGTCAACGCCAACTTCGACGAGCTCCAACCGGGCATCGTCGCGATCTCGTCGAACACGACCCTGACCGCGGCGCACGCGGGGAAGACCCTCCGGTGTACCGGTACGGTCGAGATCACGCTCCCACCCGACCTCGATCAAGCGTTTGAGGCGACGATCCTCAACGTTGGAACGGGCACGGTGACGTTCGCGAAGGGCAGCGGAGTCTCGACGAACCCGGACACGCTGCCGGAGTTGGACAACACGGGCGACGCGGAAGTGACCGTCGCGTACGTGCAGCACGCTGGCGGGGACGAGTGGGACGTCGTCGCTGCGACCGCGGAACCGGTGACGCTCGGGTTCGCCCTGTCGGACGAGGACAGCGATCTGGCGACGGGGACCGTCCTGACGTTCCGCATGCCGTTCGCGATGGTCGTCTCGAGCGTCCGGTTCAGCGTGGCGACTGCGCCGACCGGGGCTGCGTTGCAGTTCGATATCAACGAGGCGGGCGTGAGCGTCCTGTCGACGAAGGCGACGATCGACGCGGGTGAGAAGACGACCGAGACGGCGGCGACGCCTGCGGTCCTGTCGGACAACTCGTGGGCCGACGATGCCGAGATGACCGTCGACATCGACCAGGTCGGTTCCACCATTGCCGGGGCCGGCGCGAAGATGTGGGTCTACGGGTACCGAGCGTGAGCCAGACGGTCATGATGAACCCGTTCCGGCGGGCGGCGGCGGCGTTCACGCCGACGGACATCGCGTCCCTCGAGGCGTGGTGGGACGCGAGCGACGAGTCCACGATCACGGACGTGTCCGGCAGCGTGTCCCAGTGGGATGACAAGAGCGGCAACGGGCGGCACGCGTCCCAGGGCACGGCGTCCCTGCGCCCGGTCACGGGTACGCGCACGATCAACGGGAAGAACGTCATCGACTTCCTGAACGGGGACCGCCTGACCACGGCGACGTTCGGCCCGATCACGCAACCCCTGGAGATCTGGGCGGTCGTGCAGTTCGACTCGAGCACCGTCGGATACATCACCGAGGGCCTCGACAGCTCGAACCGGTTCACGACGGGGCACTTCAGCAACCTCTGGGTTCTCAACGCGGGCAACTTCCTCGACGGGACGACCGCCGTGGGGACGAACCTGCACGCGATCCGCGCCCTGTTCAACACGACGAGCAGTGAGTTGTGGCTGGACGGCGCGAGCGAGATCACGGGCAACGCCGGGTCGAACGAGATGGACGGTCTCAACATCGGGGGTCGGTACGACAACGCGAACTGGGTAGACGGTCGCATCGCGGAGATCCTGGTGTTCAGCGACGAACTGTCAGCCGGGGACGTGAGCGACCTGGAAACGTACCTCGCGGACAAGTGGGGAGTGAGCTTCGCATGAACCAGCTGCAGCACGATCCTTCGCCTCGCCCTCCGGGACCGGTCGTCATGCGCGCGATGGAGGCCGGCGAGGTCATGCCGCCCGGAACGACGCGGGAACAGGTTCGCGGGTGCATGAGCATCATCGCGGCGATTGCCCGCGTGCGCCGCGGCGGGCAACCACCGATCCCGGTTCAGGGCGGCGGTGGCGGAGGAGGCGGTGGTGGAACCTCGATCGGTGGGGTCGGCAGCACCAGCACGAGCGAGACGGACTATCCCAGGACGGGTGAGGTGTACACAGGCGACGTCTGGCTCGACCCGAGCGCAGCGACGAACGGGGACGGGTCGGAAGGCAGTCCCTACAACAGCCTCGCGAGCGCGCGGGCCGCACTCAACGACGGGGAGCGCCTCATCGTCCGCGCTGGGACCATCACGCTCACAAGCCAGATCACGTGCAACACGTCCTGGGCGACCGGGATCGAGGTGTTCGCGTACGGCACGGAACGCCCGGTAATCGACGCGAGCGGCCTGTCCAGCACCGAGCGCGCCTTGTACTTCACGAGCGGCGCGAACGAACACTGGAAGGGCTTCGAGCTCGTCAACGGTCCGCACCGCGGGGTCAACATCGAGTCGACGGACACGAAGCTCGAGGACTGCTGGGTTCACGGGTTCGCGCGCGACGGGATCTACATCGCCAACTTCGGAAGCGGAGCCGGGTCGAACCAGGTTCTCGACTGCATGGTCTGGCGCCTCGGGAACGGTACGGAGACCGGCACGAACGTCCCTGACGGGATCGTCGTCACGGGCAACACGGGCAGTCCAAGCGAGAACAATGACATCGTCCGGTGCTTCGTCGCGAACGCGCCCGACGACGGGTTCGACCTCTTCCGCGGTCGCGGGACGCGCGTCGTGGACTGCGTCGCGTTCGAGGCCGGCTACTACTGGAACGGCAACCCCGCCGGCGATGGGAACGGCTTCAAGATGGGCGGTGGCGACAGCGACAGCGGGGACAACTACGCGATCGGGTGCCTCGCCGTCGACTGTCGCGCGAGCGGCTTCTCGCACAACGAGGCGCGGAACACGCCGACCGAGTCCGATCCCAACATCGTCTTTGCGTTCTGCACGGCACATGGGAACGGCGGAAGCGGGATCAACACGGGCGGCGATCAGGCTGCGCACCTGAACGTCCGCCGCGACTCGATCATCACGAGCAACGGCAGCGTCGGGTACGTCGGCGCGAACGCCGTAGCACTTCGGGACGTCACGGGCGGCGTGACGTACGTGGACGAGGCCGGTCGCGACTACTCGCTCGACACGGGCAGCGCCGGGATTGACGACGGGATCGAGGGCGGCATCTCTAACAGCGTGGCGACGCAACCTACGACCGGCACCGCGACGAACGCCGGAGCGAGTGAGCTCGCGCTTGATCTCGCGCTCGACTGGATGAACCGGGACTTGACCGCATGAACGACTTCGAGCAGGCCATCGAGCTCCTCCTCGCGATCGAGGGAGGGTACGTCAACGATCCGGATGATCCGGGCGGCGAGACGAAGTACGGGATCTCAAAGCGGTCCTACCCGCACCTCGACATCGAGAACCTCACGGTCGAGGAAGCGAAGGCGATCTACCACCGCGACTTCTGGACACCCATCGCGGCCGTCGTGAACGAGCCGCGCCTGCGCATCCTCGCGTTCGACACGGCGGTCCACAGCGGCGTCCAGACGGCCCTCTCGTGGCTCGATCGGCACGAGACGTTCGAGAGCTACCTCGCGTACCGCTTGTGGTTCTTGACGAACCTCGCGACCTGGCCGAAGCACGGTCGAGGCTGGACTCGCCGCATGGGGAAGATCCTTCGTGCGACCGCGCCGGACCTCGGGAACGAACTCCGCGAGGTTGCGGTCCTCGTCGATCACCGGCCGTTCTTCGCGCGCCTCGCGGCCGCGTTCGCCGGCAAGTCCGGACCGATCGCGTACCGGGACCGACCGCGCACCGCGGGGCTCGGCCGGAAGGTCGACGTTCGGAGTCCAGGGTGAACCTCAAGGCTCCGCGCCTGCCACACCGGGTCACGCTCTCGGAAGCGTGAAGCGCATTCCGCCGTCCTGGTGGCGGCGTTTCATCGGTCGTCGATTCATGCGTCGCATCACGAGAGATGGGAGGTGAGCATGAGAGACCACCACAGGAAGAGCATTCGGACGCGACCGGCACCGCTCGACAACTGATCCGGGGGAGGTGATCAATCTCGCCCTGCCGCCAGCCTCACCCGCTGGCGGCGTTCTCGTCTCGAAGGGAGACCATGATGCTCAACGGGTTCAAGACGTACCTCGGAATCGCGATTGCGGTCCTCGCCGGTCTCGGCGCGGCTCTCGGTGTCACCCCGGCGGAACTCCCGCAGTGGGTCGACGCGCTCTTCGTCGTCGTCGGCGGTGCCGTCGCGACGTTCGGGCGGGCTGACAAGGAGCGGCGAGCTCCGGACCCAAAGTAGATGCGGGGGCTTCGAGCGGCAGTCTTCGCGATCGCGCTCGCGCTCGCCGGAACCGCTCTCGCCTCCGGTAGCTTCTCGCTCCGGTTCGACCCTGCGAGCCTCGAGCTCGACGCGATCCTCGAGACGGAGATCCGCCAGCAGGCCGGGTGGGTCATCTACGCCGGCGCTGGCGTGTCCGTATCCCGGTCGGGGGTCGACCGGTTCGCTCCGTACACGATCGCGTGCCGCGGGTTCGACGCGGCCCTCGCGTACCTCGAAGTGTGCGCCGAGCTCCGCGCTCCGCTCGTTGGGAGCGACTCGATCCTCGAGGTGTACACGACGATCGTCTGGTGACTCTGCGCCCCGCGAGAGCGGGGCGCTTCTCTACGCACGAGTTCGTATTCAACCCGTCAACCCCTTCACCCGTTCGGAGGACTCATCGTGGACGACGAGATGCAACGGCGTGTCGCTCGCTTGGAGCTGGTCGTGCTAGGAGAGAACGGCAGCCCCGGATTGTCCGAGCGCATGAGGCGGATCGAAGCGTGGCAAGCGAAGCAGGACAAGCGCACGGCCCGCTTGGAACAGCACGCTGAAGTGACGGAGGGGCACACGCACGAGATTGTCGGCGGGTGGCGCGTCGCGAAGTGGTTCCTCATCTTCGGGTTGCCCGCAATCTTCTCAGCCCTCATGTGGCTCTCCAACCGCTTGGATCAACTCGCGAAGGCGGCAGGCTCGTGACGCTCCTCGTGCTGACGGGAGACTTGCACGTCAACTCGACCGTAGCGCTCTGCCCGCCCACGGTGGAGCTCGACGATGGCGGGACCTACTATGCGAGCAAGTCGCAGGCG